TGTAGCCTCACCATATCGAAGCTGTTTACCAGCCTGCCGGAGCAGGGATCCGTAGCGTGATGGCTGAACAGAAACTTGCCGTTATCATACACGATGGCGCCGCCCGTGGTAGAGCCGCCCAGATAGGTATAGCGGTCTTTCTCATTGTCTACCGCTTCGTAGATGCCGGGCAGCAGCTCGTCAATAGCGCGGTAGATGTCGTAGGTACGGCAGAACGCGCCCACGATGCCGGGCTTTGCTTCGGGGTCGCCTTGCTTGACCGCCAGCTTTTGGTAGCTAAAACTGCCGGGAACCTGCGGCCACTCGCTGATGTCGTGCCAGTCCTTATAGCTTGCCAGCAAAGAATCAACCGACGCAAAAGGCTCGTCAGCCGTGCGGAATACAAACTCACTGTCCGAGCAGCAGGACGGCCAGTACATCAGGCGCGACACCTCAAAGGTCGTCGGGTCGGCCATACTGATGCCAATGTAATCCGCCATACGCCGGGCGCAGGGCTCGTATTCGTCCGGGGTCATGGTTCTGTCCGTAGGAATCAAAACACGCAGTCTGGGGGCGTTGGGCGCGTGCTTGCGGGTGCTGTAAACGCAGTAGTTGCATTTGAGGCCGTCCAGCGTTGCCAGCACCGCGTCTGTTTGCCAGCCGGGGACGTTATCAAAGTCCAGCGTGATTACGTCCCTGCCCGTTACGGCGTTCGCTTTGCGCCGTCCTCCGGCGAGAGCGCCAGCCACAAAGCCGCCCACATCCTTCAAATCGTCCTGCTGGGCTTTTTTCAGTTTGGTGTATTCGGACAGAGCTTCCACACCGCGGGCGGGCGTTTTCAGACGGTCATAGAGCTCAGAAACCGTCAGCGTTTGGCGCTGCCAGTTAATGTCCTTACGGCTCTTGCCCGCCGAAATGATAATTGGTCTGTCGTAGGTCATGGTGGTTCTTTCGCTCCCTTTCCCGCATTATCTGCAACGCCTCATGGCGGCTTTTTCCGTGGGGCTCGGCATCGTGCGGTTGCACACCGTTTCATAGCAGCCGTAGATAGCGTTCAGTTCTTTATCCTCTGCATCACGGCGTATCTTTGCTTTTTCTTCACCTGCCGCGCAGATGACCCGAAATTCTGCCGTGCTCATCCTGCCCGTGCGAACCAGCGCATTGTACAGCTCAGATACCTTGTAGGCGTCCACGTTGTGGGCGGCGCGGTCACGCTCGGTTAG